CATAATATGAAGGTTAAATTGCTAAGAGCAACAATGATAGCTGGCACTCCTACGAGTGTCGGCACTATCGTTGATGTCGAAGAGCAAACTGGTCAGTATTTGATAGCAGTAGAGAAAGCTGAATTAGCTGTTGAGGTTTGTGAAGCTCCTATTGCCAGTACAGAACCAGTTGTCGAGTCAGAGTCTACCGATAGTGACGAAGTTGATTTTTCTGAAATGACAAAATCACAAATCGAAACTTATGGTCGCAAGCTTGGAATAGAACTCGATAGAAGACAAAACAAAACTGCTCTAATTGCAGAATTAGAAGAGTTTATTTCTACACAGGAGGAATCTTAAAATGTCTGTTATTCAACAGAACTTAGAAAAACTAACTGTTGTTGCTGGTGTTGCTACTGCTGCTGTAACAAGCACAGCCACATCAAGTGCAATAGATCTTCTCACATATGATGGAGATGTAATGCTAATTTTGGATAGTGCTGCTGGTGGCGGTTCTTCTCCAACATTAGATATAAAAATAACCGAATCTGATGCTTCAGATGGCACATACACAGATTTATCTGGTGCTACCTTTACTCAAGTAACTGGATCCGCATCAATGCAAACACTTGCAATCAATAAAGATTCAGCAAAGCGTTACATTAAGATTGTACAAACAATCGGTGGATCATCCCCATCATTCACTTTTAGTATCAACTTAGTTGGTCTTAAAAAGTACGGATAAAAATATAGCCCTCTAATGAGGGCTTTTTACTATGGCATTTACTGAAGATCTCGATACATATTTTGCTGACTTTACAGATACCGTTGTTTATAGTGGCACTACTTATAAAGGTATATTAGACCAACCTGATGAAATAGTAGCTGATGATCGTGTTTTAACTACTGATTATCAGTTAACAGCTAAAACCTCTGACTTAGGTGCAATCTTATATGACTCAACATTAACAGTTGATTCTGTTAGTTATAAAGTAAGAAGTGTAAAAAAAATAGATGATGGTAGTTTATGTATAGTTTCTTTGATGAAGGTGTGAAATGGCTAGTAAACGAGAACAAATTTTAGCAGCGATTAAAACTAATCTTGCTAATACAACAGGTGTAGGAGATCGTATTTACAGAAGTAGAGCAGAACCTATGGCTAGGGCTGAATCACCTAGTTTGGTTTTAGAATTTATTACTGACGAGCCTACTGTTAATAGTGCAACCTATTTAAAAATAGATTGGACATTAAGAATTAGAATTGTTGTTATTGTTCGATCCCAAACACCTGATACTACAGCAGATGCAACAGTTGAAAGTTTGCATACAAAAGTAGTAAACGATCCGACATTAGGAGGACTTGCGATTGACGTTAGACCAGCTACAGTAACCTTTGATGTCATAGAAGCAGATCAACCAGCAGGTGTTGTATTCTGTGAATATGAGATAGATTACAGAAGCAGTTATAACGATTTATCAACATGATTTATAATCAAACTGCAAGCCTAACAACCCTGATTGTTTAATATGGTAAATGAAATTCCAAATGAGGGCGGTACTTACATACTGAACCCTAAAACTGGCAAACGTAAGCTAGTTCAACAAACTAAACAAGCTGAACCCCCTACTGAGGTAATCAAAGATGGCACAACTGACAAGGAAGAGAGTAATTCTAATTGAGGCTGAAAGCAGCTATGGAACAGATCCTACTCCTTCAGCAACAGACGTTGTTCTTGTAAGAGATCTAAGCATTACACCGCAATCTAGTGATGTGGTAAACAGAGATGTTGTCAGACCATACTTAGGAGCTTCTGAACAACTACTGGCAAACACAAGAGTTGAATGTACGTTCAGCGTTGAACTTGCTGGATCTGGCGCAGCCGGAACGGCTCCCAGATACGGAAGTGCGCTTAAAGCCTGTGGGTTTTCAGAAACAGTTGCAAGTGGCACAAGCGTTACATATGAGCCTATATCTGCTAGTTTCTCATCAATTACTATTCACTACAATGTTGATGGTGTAAGACATATCGTTACTGGTTGTCGAGGAAGTTTTGTTATTAACGCTGCTGTTGGCGAAATACCAAGTATAGATTTTACATTTACTGGAATCTATAATGCTCCAACAGATACAGCCTTACCTGCTGTGACTTATGGAAATCAGGCAACACCATTAATATTCAAAAACGGAAATACAAGTAGTTTCCAGTTATTATCCTTTGCTGGTGCATTAATGAACTTTTCAATGGATGTTGGGAACGAAATTGTATACAGAGAACTTGTTGGTGGTACAAAAGAGGTCTTATTAACTGATAGAGCAGCTAATGGCTCTATAACAATAGAAGCACCAACGCTATCCTCTAAAGATTTCTTTGCTGCTGCTTTAACCGAGGGATCTCTTGGAAACTTTACGGTTACTCATGGAGGTACTGCTGGTAACATTGTTAGATTTACAAGTACAAAGGTTGATATTGGAGATGTTGCCTATGGTGAGGCTGATGGAGTAACTATGTTAGAGATTCCATATACACTTGTACCAAGTTCAGCAAATGATGAAATGAGTTTGGTGTTTACTTAGTAAGTATTGACTACTAAGGTAGAGTAAAGAGGTATATATCTTAATTTATGGCATTTGTAAGAAAAAAAACGAAGGTGTATTCTTGGCCTGTTCAAGTTAAAACACCTTCTGAAACTGAAATTGGTGAATTTGAAACTACAGAGTTTACTGGTAAATTTATTCGCTTATCAAGATCAGAACTAAATGATTTTGAATCTGCTACAGAGTACGAGGCATTAAAAAAAGTTTTAGTTGGTTGGGAAGACGTTAATGAAGAGGATGGTAAACCTGTTGAATTTAACACTAAAAATTTAAAAGAATTTGCAGAGGATATTGATTTTGTAGCTGGTGTATTAGATGCTTTTAAAAAATTCTATGCAAATGCACAAGTGGGAAACTAACTGATGCTGCTTTATATTGGGCTTCGGGTGGCAAACAGGTAATAGATGAAACACAAAAAGACGCTGCTGCGTTTGGTGTAAAAATCGAGGAGCAACCAGAAGAGAAAGAAGATTTTGAGGTGTTTCAGGAGAATTGGGATATTGTAATGATGTTTTTACGATGTCAGACACAATGGAACACAACCTTTGGAGGTGTTGTAGGATTAAAGTATGAAGTTCTATTACTTGATGGGGGACTGTTTGACCTCTATCATGTAGATAACCGTATTGAAATGCTAGAAGGATTACAAATCATGGAATCTGTGGCGATGAAAGAATTTAATAAGGAGAAGAAGTAGTGGCTGCCACAGTACAAAAAGTCACTTTAGAATTAAAACTTTCTAAGTTTGCCTCTCTGAAAGGTATAGATAAAGATTTTAAAAAATTTAAAAATACACTAAAACTTACATCTCCACAATTAGACAAACTCGTAAAATCAATAACTAAAGTTCATGGAAATACTAAGTTAAGTAAAGCTGCTTTTGAAGGTCAAATAGCATCCTTAACAAAATTAAGAAATAATGTTGGTATAGGTACTGTTGCATATAAAAGACTTGGTACTGAGTTAGATAAAGTTAAGGCAAAATTAAATTCTGTCACAGCAGCAGCAGCACCTCAAGGTGGAATGTTTCAAAGGTTAAATGCAAGATTTAAGAAGATACCAGTAGGAGGAAGAGCAGCACTTGGAGCATTAGCTGGAACAGCAACAGCAGGGCTTGGCTCTACAGGTCAGCTTGCTTTTGCTGGAGGTGCTGTTGGAGGGCCGGTTGGTGCTTTAGCTGGTGCTGGATTAGGTGCTGCTGTTGATTTTGCAAAATTTGGGGCTGAGTCTGCTACATACGCATCGGAAATACAAAAACTACAAATTGCATTAAAGGGTGTTACTAAAAATGGATCTGACTTTGCAAAAGGTTTAGAAGTTATTAATACAACATCAAGAAAATTAAATGTACCTATAGCTGCATCCACCAAACAGTTCACAACATTATCTGCTTCTGTCTTAGGTGCTGGTGGGACTATAGAAGATGCTGAACTTGTATTTACTGGAGTATCAAATGCTATTAAAGCTACTGGTGGTAACGCAGAAGATGTACAATCTGCGATACGAGCCATGTCGCAGATCTTTGGTAAAGGTAAGGTATCTGCGGAAGAACTACAAGGTCAGTTAGGTGAAAGACTAGCTGGTGCTGTTGTGAAATTTGCAGAAGCTAATGGTAGCAGCTTGGCAAAATTACAAAAAGACTTAAGAGATGGAACAGTTGGATTAGATCAGGTTATTAAGTTTGCTCAGAAATTAAATGTAGATTTTTCAGAAACAGCAGAAAAAGTTGCCAATTCATCTGCTGATGCAGGGCAAAGATTAAAAACAACAATGGATAGGTTGAAACTTGCAGTAGGTACTATATTGCAACCTATTGGTGCAGAGTTTCAGAGAGTGTTTGCAGCCATTGTTGGTGCAATTACAGATGCTATAGAAGCATTTAATAGATTTTTAGGTATAGGTCTAGGAAATGCTATAGCTAAAACACAAAGAAATATTGAGTCATTAAGACAAAGAATAGAAAGTTCAAATGATAATAAAGTTATTAAAAGATTAAACCAACAATTAGATGCTGCTTTAGCAAAACTAGATAGATTACAAGGAAAACAAACAGAGGGAGAAGAAGGCGGTGATGGCGGTGGCTTACCAGACTTAGATACAAACAAAAAATCACCACTTGAATCATTTGCTGAAAGTGCATTTAAAATTACAGAACAAGTAGAAAAAGCATTTTTAAATGCTTTCAAAGGGATGGAAGATGCGCTTGTTAAGTTCGTAATGACAGGTAAGTTAAACTTTAGTGATTTGGCTAGATCAATTATTGCTGATATAACAAGAATGTTTGTAAGGTTTGCTATTGTACAACCTTTATTTAAAGCAATATTCCCCAATATACCTATCACTAATAGTGCAAAAGGTAATGTGTTTGCTGAAAATAAAATCGTACCTTATGCCAGAGGGGGCATAGTTAACAAGCCAACATTATTTCCGATGGCAAATGGAATGGGACTCATGGGAGAGGCTGGCGCAGAAGCAGTACTCCCATTAAAACGTGGTAGGGATGGAAAACTCGGAGTAACATCTCAAGGAGGAGGTTCAACAAATATTGTTGTTAATGTAGATGCTTCTGGGTCTTCTGTTGAGGGTGATGAAGAAGGTGGTAAAGAACTTGGTCGTTTAATCTCAGTTGCTATACAATCAGAATTAATTAATCAAAAAAGGCCGGGAGGTTTATTGGCATAATGGCAACATTTCCGAGTATTGAGGCTAGTTATCCAATTAAGAAGGCATCACAACCTTTAGCAAGAACTGTTGTCTTTGCTGATGGTTATCAACATAGAATTACATTTGGTTTACCTCAACATCAAAATGCAAAGCAATTTACTTTTATCTGGAAAAATTTATCGGAAACAGACTCAGATACTATAGAAACATTTTTAGATGCTAGAGCTAACGATCAAGCAAGTTTTGATTATCAACCAGCAAGAGAGGCATCATCTATGAAATTTATTTGTAGAAAATGGAGTAAATCTATGGATTATTCTAATCTTGCTACTATAAATGCAACATTTGAGGAGGTTTTTGAACCATGAGTACTGCTCCCATAATTACTGATTTACAAAAGATTAATCCATCTTCAATTATTGAGCTTTTTACTATTGAAACTGTGGCAGCTTTACATGGTTCTGCTACAACTTATAGATTTCATGCAGGTACAAACAGGGTAGGAAATGGAGATATTATATGGGCTGGTAATACTTATGTAAAAATGCCAATAGAGGCAGATGGTTTTGCTTTTCGAGAGGGTCAACTTCCTAGACCTTCATTAACTATAAGTAATGCTCTTGGAACTATTACTGCTATTCTCCTTAATGTAAATTCTGTAACTACTGGAAATGATCTAACAGGAGCTACAGTAACAAGAATAAGAACATTAGCTCGTTATTTAGATTCTATAAATTTTCCGGGTAATACAAATCCATACGGTACACCAGATCCTTCAGCAGAGTTTCCACAAGAGATATATAAGATAGATCGTAAAGCAACAGAAAATAGAGATATTGTTAAATTTGAACTTGCAGCAGTTTTTGATTTAGCTGGTATTCGTGCGCCAAAAAGACAATGTACTAGAACAGAGTTTCCATCTATCGGTACTTTCATAGCATGAGTTGGAAAAAAGAAGCACTTGTTCATGCGAAAAACCAAGATCCAAAAGAATCTTGTGGTTTGCTATTAAATGTTCGTGGTAAAGAAAAATATTATCCTTGTCGTAATTTATCAATGACAGCACATCAATGTTTTATTATCGACCCAGAAGATTATGTAAAAGCAGATAATTTAGGCGAGATCACAGCAGTTGTGCATAGCCATCCTGTTACACCTGCAACAGCAAGTGAGGCAGACAAAATAAGTTGCGAGCAAAGTAAATTACCTTGGCATATTGTCAATCCAAAAACAGAGACTTGGGGTTACTATGAGCCATGTGGTTACAAACCAAAACTTCTTGGAAGACCTTGGGTTTGGGGTGTTACTGATTGTTGGTCATTAGTTCGTGATTATTATAAACAAGAAAAAAATATAGAATTAATAGATTATGAAAGACCTATAACACCGCAAGAATTTAACGAGAAGCCATTATTTGAGCAATATGCAGAATTAACAGGGTTTACAGAACTAAAACCTGATGAGAAACTTAAAACAGGTGATGTTCTTTTGATGAGTATTTTAAATCCATCATTAAATCATGTAGCTATCTATTTAGGTGATAATGTTTTGCATCATTTAACAGATAGACTATCTTGTAAAGAACCATATTCTTCTTGGTTACTAAAATGTACAGGAAAGAGGTATCGTTATGCTGCGTAAGTTAAAGCTATATGGAGAACTTGCTGAGTTTATCGGTCATAAAGAATTTGAAATACAAGTAGATAGTCTTGCAAAAGCGGTAAGTTTTCTTATAAATAACTTTCCTCAAGTAGAAAGGTATATGAACCCTAAATATTATCAGGTAAAAATTGGTGATTATGCTGTTAATGAAGAAGAAATACATCACCCAATAGGACAGCAAGATATACATATCGTGCCTGTGATTCAAGGTGCTGGTGGTGGTCTGGGTAAAACTTTACTTGGAGTTGCATTGATAGCTGGTGCTTTTATGATTCCCGGTGGCCTACAATTAAGTGCTGGATTAAAAAGTGGTTTTGGTTTTGGTGCTTTAACTGGAACAACTGGAGCAGTAGTTAAAGGTATGGTTTATCTTGGAGGATTTTTAGTTTTGTCTGGAGTTAGCGAGATGTTGTTCCCTGTACCAAAACCAGAAGAGTTCAAATCAGAACAAGATCCACAACTTTCATATAGTTTTTCTGGTACTCAGAATACATCGAGAGCCGGAACTCCAGTTCCAATAGTATATGGAGAAATAGTGACCGGATCAGTAGTCATCTCTGGTGCTGTTGATACACAACAGGTACAAGCATGACTAAACCTAAAATTATTAGAGGATCTGGTGCGCCCTCACCTCCAACTCCACCACAACCAACTCGTGCGCCTGATACTCTTCATAGTAGACAGTTTGCTACTTTTCTTGATCTTATTTCTGAAGGCGAAATAGAAGGTTTTGCTAGTGCATCTAAAGAAGGCAGAACACAGGGTACAACTGCATATAATACTGCTGCATTAAAAGATGTATTTTTAAATGACACTCCTGTTCTTAAAGCATCTGCTGACTCTACCAACACATCTACAACAGATTTTAATTTTCAAGATGTAACATTTAATCCTAGATTTGGAACATCAGGACAAACAAAAGTAGAAGGTATTGAAAGTAGTTCTTCTGTAACAGCAGTTGGTGTGGTAGTTACTCAATCCTCACCTGTAACAAGACAGATAACAAATTCTAATGTTGATGCTGTAAATGTAACTGTTACTTTTAATCAGCTTCAAAAAGCTACAGAACAAGGAGATTTGCTAGGTTCTTCTGTTCAGTTAAAAATATCAGTTCAATACAACTCTGGAGGTTTTACTGATGTTATTACAGATACGATTACAGGTCGAAGTGCTGACGCTTATCAAAGAGACTATAGAGTAAATCTTACAGGTGCTTTTCCTGTTGATATAAGAGTTACAAGAATAACAGCAGATAGTACAGATTCAAGTCTAGTTGATGCTTTTGTTTGGACAAGTTTTGGTGAAATAATTGATGATGCCTCAACTTATGCTAATAGTGCTTATGCTTCTCTCAGATTGGACTCTATGCAATTCCAATCAATACCAACAAGAAAATATCGTATAAGAGGAATAAAAGTAAGAATCCCCGGCGCAGGTGCTAGTGGGTCTGGCACTCCAAGTATTGATTCCGCTACTGGAAGAATAATTTATCCCGATGGATATATTTTTAATGGAGTTATGGGTGCTGCTCAATGGTGTTCATGCCCTGCAATGATTCTTCTTGATTTACTTACAGATGCTAGATATGGATTTGGTAATCATATAACTGACAGTTCTCTTGATTTATTTTCTTTTGTTACCGCAAGTAAGTTTGCAAATACATTGGTATCAGACGGATTAGGAGGACAGGAGGCTAGATTTAGCTGCAACGTAAATATTCAATCTTCAAGTGAAGCATTTGATCTTATAAATGAATTGGCAGGTGTTATGAGATGTATGCCAATATGGGCTGCTGGTAGTATTCAACTTGCACAAGATAGCCCTAAAGATGCAAGCTATTTATTTAATTTATCTAATGTTACAGAGGAGGGTTTTAGTTATCAGGGAAGTGGTTTGAAAACACGCAATACTGTTATCTCTGTTTCTTATTTCAACATGGATAGTAGAGAAATAGATTATGAGGTTTATGAAGATACTGCCTCAATAGCCAAGCTAGGAGTAATTATTAAGCAAGTAAAAGGATTTGCGTGTACAAGTCGAGGCCAAGCACGAAGACTTGCAAAGGCAATTTTATTTTCAGAACAAAATGAAAGTGAGGTTGTTGCATTTGCAACTTCTATAGATTCTGGCGTAGTAGTAAGACCGGGTGCTGTTATAGAAATAGCCGATCCTGTTCGTTCTGGAGTTAGAAGAGGAGGGAGAGTTAGTGCTGCAACAACAACTCAGATAACAGTAGATGATACTTCTTCAACAGATTTAGCTACATCAAATAATGCAAAATTAAGTGTAGTTTTGCCAAATGGAACTGTAGAGCAAAGAGATATAAGCTCAATTTCTAACGGAGTGATAACAGTTAACTCTGCATATTCTCAAACACCTAACGTCAATACAGTTTGGTTGCTTACGAATGATACAGTTCAATCTCAAAAATTTAGGGTAATAACAGTAGAGGAATCTGATGGTATTAACTACGCTATAACTGCACTTTCATATATTGATACTAAATATGCTTTTATCGAAGATGGTGCAAGTTTACCTACAAGAACAGTATCTATATTAAACCTTCCAAAAGATCCTCCATCTGCATTACAGGCTGAAGAAAAAATTGTTGTTATCAATAACCAAGCTGTATCTAAATTAATTCTTAGTTGGCAACCTATTGTTGGTGTTACACAGTATCAAGTTAACTACAGATTTAACAATGGTAATTTTATATCTCAAACTGTATCTGCTCCTGACTTTGAAATATTCGATAGTGACGTTGGAACTTATGAGTTTCAAGTGTTTAGTTATAATGCAGCTTTACAGACAAGTGCCACATCTTCTAATTTAACTTTTGTTGCACAAGGTAAAACTGCATTACCAGCAAATGTCACAGGTTTGACGGCAGAACCTATTAGCGAAAAATTAGTAAGATTACGTTGGAATTTATCTACTGATGTTGACGTTACTCATGGTGGTCGTGTCTTTGTAAGACATTCTCCTGTTACAGATGGGAGTGCGACTTTTGAAAACAGTACTGATTTAATTCAAGCGTTAGCTGGTAATACGACAACTGCGGAAGTTCCTTATCTTGAGGGAGAATACATTTTAAAATTTCAAGATGATGGCGGTAGATTATGTGCTGGTGAGACAAGTGTAATTATAGATTTACCTGATAATCAAGCTCCCCTAATTGCTTTAACAAGAAGAGAAGATCAAGATAATCCTAAGTTTCAAGGGACAAAAACTAATGTTTCTTTCGATGCAACAACAAACAGCTTAAATTTATCTGGAACTGGTTTATTTGATGCAATAGCTAATTTTGACAATGAAGCATCAATAGATGATACAGGTGGCATTTCACCAACTGGTTCTTATGAGTTTGGTGGTTCTGCTGGTGGTTCTTTCTTAGACTTAGGTGCTGTATATAGTGTAGATTTTAAACGTCATTTTTTAACTCAAGGTTTTTATCCATCAGATTTATTTGACGCTAGAGGTTTGATAGATGACCTCACAGATTTTGATGGTACAACAGCACTTGATGTAAATGCAGAAATGCAAATTGCAGTTACACAGGATAATCCTAGTTCTGGTTCTCCTACCTATACTGCATTTCAAACTTTTGCAAATGGAACATACAAAGGTAGAGGGTTTAAATTTAAAGCAAATTTGATAAGTAATGATATTGGGCAAGATATTAAAGTTACAGAATTAGGTTACACAGCATCTTTACAGAGAAGAACAGAACAAAGTAATGTAATAGCAAGTGGAGCAGGTGCTAAATCTGTTACGTTTACACACCCTTTCTTTGTTGGAACTGCATCTTTATTAGGTGCAAATAGTAATTTGCCTTCTGTTGGTATTAATGCCCAAAACATGGCATCAGGAGATTATTATGAATTGTCGAATATCACTGGAACTGGTTTCACTGTTCATTTTAAAAATTCATCAAATGCTTCGATTGATAGAAATTTTACTTATCAGGCTGTCGGATTTGGAAAAGAAGGGTAGAATAGGCTCAATGTTGGTTTTTTAAATGGCTCAACACGATTATGTTATAGATAATGGAACTGGTGCTGCCGTAAGAGCAGACATCAATGGTGTTTTACAGGCTATTGCATCTAATAATAGTAATTCTGGTGCGCTTACAACAAATTTTGCGTTTCAATGGCACGTTGATACATCTGATGGACTTTTAAAAATAAGAAACGCAGCAAATAATGGATATGTAACTGTAGGAACAGCAGCTAGTACTAACTTAGGATTAATGCCTCAAGCTGGAGGGACTTTTACAGGGAAAATAACTCATAACTATACGTCTAGCTTGACCATACCATCTGGTACAACTGCTCAGAGAGATGGTAGTCCGGCCGTAGGTATGCTGAGACACAATAGTACTTTAAATCAATTTGAAGGCTATAACAATGGAGCTTGGGGTGCGATAGGAGGAGGTGCTGGAGCTACAGGAGGAGGAACAGATGAAGTATTCTTCGAATCGGATCAAACCGCAACAACTTCTTATACTTTATCTTCTGGAAAACACGCACACACTGTATCACCGACAATTAACAATTCGGTGACAATTACTATCCCTTCTGGTGCAATCCTTGTTATCTTATAGTTATGCCAATAGCAGTTAACGGATCAGGAACAATAACAGGAATCTCAGTAGGAGGTTTGCCTGATGGTTGTGTCGATACAGATACTTTAGCAACTAGCGTAACAAGAGGTAAAATTCTTCAAGTTGTTCAAGAGGCTAAAACTGATCAAATTTCTGCATCTGTCGGTGCATCACCTGCATTATCAACTGATTTAATTTCCAAAGCTATTACACCATCAGCGACAAGTAGTAAAATATTAGTAAGAGCTAGTTTAATAGTAGGTATAAGTGATGATAAACAGGTCTTTACACAACTATTTAAAGATGGTTCAGCTATAGCTGGAGCAAAAGGAATAACAGGAACCAGTAGGCAAATGATTTCTGGAGGTGTTTATATCACAAGTGCTGGAAGGATTGGAATGATTACACATGAGTTTTTAGATTCTCCAAACACTACAAGTTCAGTTACTTATAGTTATAGATTTAGTCACGACTCTAATTCATCTAAAACTATCTACCTAAATAAAGATCATACAAATAGTGATAATAGTAATTACACCAGAGGTTATTCAAGTATTACACTTATGGAGGTAGCAGCATGAGTTTAGATCACGATGCAATAAGAAAAGCATACCCTGATGCAATAACTATTTTTGATAGTACAGGAGCTTTTGATAAAGATAATAAATCAATTTCTTTAGAGCAAAGCAAAATTGATGCTGCACGAACCACGCTAGACGCTGAAGCTGCTGCTGTTAAGTATCAAACCGATAGAACAACAAATGGTTCTACTGTTTATGCTTCTTTTGGAGATCAACTTGATATGTTGTATAAGGATATTGTTGCGGGTAAACTAGATACAACTGGAAC